CCTATCCCTGTGTGCCTTGGCAGTCTCAGCCTCTCTATGGGCAGTCGGTGATCCAACCTTCGCGCATTCGGCGAAGAAGCCCTCGACTCCATGTCCCGCATGGGCATCGGCTATCGCGAAATGCGCCAATACCGTCGCCTGCCAGAAGATCAAAAAACAGCTCTGATCGAAGTGGCCAAGACCGGCGACAAGGAGGCCTTCGTTGATCTGGCAGAAGAGATCATTGCCAAGCATGCCAGGGAAAAAGAAGAGCTGAGCAAGCGCCTGGACGAAACCAACGCCGACTACGAAGCGCAGAGCGAAGTCATGGCGAAGAAAACCCAAGAGCTGGACAGCACCAAACAGGAATTGGAGAAGCACCGTAAACGCATCCAGACCGCCACCCCGGACGACGTTATCAAAGAGCTGCGTACTGAGATCGTCGCACTGCAATTTGAGGTCGAGGCCAAGATCCTGGGCGAGTTGCGCGAAGGTTTCTCCAAGATGGCAGAGCACGGCAATGAACACGGCGTAGATCACCGAGCGTATCAGGCGGACCTGATCCTTCAACTTGAAACCACCCTGGCCACCCTGCGTAGCGAGTTTCACCTGCACGACCAGCAAGGGGGCGCCCCGGCCTGGATGAGTCAGGCCGAGGCTTAATCCATGAATCCGGTACAGACCCAGCAACTGGCACAGATCGCCCAGCGTGCAGAGAGCGCTCCGCACGGTCAGCGCACTGCAATCTATAAGGCAGGCGCCGCCGAGCTGGGTGTTTCCATCCAAACACTTCAACGCAAGTTGAAGGAGGTCCGAGTGGCAAAGCCGCGTAAACGTCGCAGTGATGCAGGCAACAGTGCCTTGCCACTGAATGAGGCCCGGTTGATCTCGGCAATGCTGCTGGAGTCGATCCGAGCCAACAACAAGCAGCTGTCTACGATTGAGCGCGCTGTTGAACGCCTGCGGAGCAACGGGTTGATCCTGGCCGGACGGGTCGACGAGGCGACTGGACTGTTTCGCCCGCTGACCAGCGGCGCCATCAGCCGCGCCCTGCGAGGCTACAACTGCACCCAGACCAACTGCTGCAGGATGCTCCCGCAGTGTCGTTGGCCAGCAATCACCCCAACCACGTTTGGCAGGTGGACGCCTCGATCTCGACCCAGTTCTACCTTGCCGACAGCGGCGCCCAGGTGATGAACAAGGCCGAGTTCTATGACGGCAAACCCGGCAACTTGAAGAAGATCGAACGCCAGCGCCTGTGGCGCTACGTGATCACGGACCACACCAGCGGCACCTTGTATCTGGAGTATGTCCTGGGGGCGGAATCCGCAGAGAACCTGCGCAATGTGTTGATCAACGCGATGCAAAAGCGTCACGAGGCGGATCCATTCCACGGCGTGCCATGGATGCTAATGACCGACCCGGGTGCGGCCATGACCAGCGGCATTTTCCGCAACCTGTGCCGCGCCATGTCCATCGAACTGATCATCAACCAGGTCGGCAATGCGCGAGCAAAGGGTCAGGTCGAACAGGCGCACAACATTGTTGAACGTGAGTTTGAGAGTGCGTTGAAGTTTCAGGCAGCGAACAGCCTGGAACAGATCAATGCCTGGGCCGGAAAGTGGATGCGTTACTACAACGCGACCGCGATTCACACCCGGACCCGCCGCACGCGGTACGGCGTTTGGCAGTTGATCAAGCAGGAGCAACTGCGCCTGGCACCCAGCATTGAGGTCTGCCGTGAGTTGGCCGTTAGTACCCCGGAATACCGGAAGGTCAGCAACCTATTGCGGGTTTCGTTTCGCGGCGCTCAATTCGATGTCAGTTCAGTACCGGGTGTGATGGTGGGTGAAAAGCTGCTGATCACCCGCAACTGCTGGCGTGACACGGATACCGCCATCGCTGTGCTGGTGGGTGAGGATGGCCGTGAGCAGTACCACGTGATCGAACGGATCGAGATCGACCAATTTGGTTTTGCGGCGACCTCGGCGACCATCGGCGAGCAGTACAAAAGCCACGCGGAAACTCCGGCCCAGGTCTCGCGCAAGGTCCTGGAGCAGATCGCCACGGGCACGACCAATCAGGCCGACGCTGAAACCGCACGCAAGGCCAAGGCCGTTCCGTTCGGTGGTTTGATCGACCCTCACAAGCACGTCAATGACACGGTGCTGCCGTCCTACATGCCGCGTCGCGGCACGTCGCTCAACGTCAATGCTCCTACTGTCGAGCTGGCGCCGCTCAGTCATGTTGAAGCGGCAAAGCTGCTGCGCCCACGCCTAGGCAATCTTTGGTCGGCTGACAGTTTCAGTCGGCTGCAGCAGCAATACCCGGAAGGAGTTCCCCAAGAGCAGCTCGACGCCATTGAGGCGGAGCTGAAACGACCTGTTGAGGTCATGCGCAAGCCGCTCAGCCTGGTGCTGGCTGCGGTTGGAGGTGAGTGATGTTGAAGCTCAAGCACGTTTTACAAGGAATCGGTAGACCTCAGTCGGCCTTGGCCGAATCGCTGAAGCTCAGTGACGCGACAGTCGCCCAGTTGCTGAACCACGGTCAGTGGCCTCGCAGCCTGGACTGCGAAGAACTGCAGGGGCGCATCCGCGTATTCCTGACCGAGTCCGGCGCCAACGATGCCGATATCGCCAACGCCTTTGAAGAAGTGGATCTGCCGTGCGCCAACACGGCAGATCCGGCCCTAGTGAAAGAGCCGTCCGGGGAGGACGAACCTATGTTACTGCCAAAACAGACCTTACAGCCAAGTACCCGTAAAGCCTTTGGCCTTTTCCGTGACCCATTTGATGAGCTGCAGTGCGCCCAGGACATGTGGGTCAGCCCTGATATTCGCTATGTCCGCGAGATCATGTATCAGACGGCGCGGCACGGTGGCTTCCTCGCTGTCGTGGGTGAGTCGGGGGCTGGTAAAAGCACGCTTCGCCGTGACCTGGTAAACCGCATAGCCGACAGCGGTGAACCGGTGATCATCATCGAGCCTTATGTTTTGGCGTCCGAAGACAACGACACCAAAGGCAAGTCCCTGAAAAGCACTCACATCGCCGAATCGATGATGGCTGCGGTGTCGCCCCTGGCCAAGCCCAAAAGCAGCCCTGAGGCTCGCTTCGCTCAGTTGCACAAGGCTTTGAAGGAGTCCCATGCGGCCGGTTACCGCCACTGTCTGGTGATCGAGGAGGCCCACAGCCTGCCGATCCCGACGCTCAAGCATCTCAAGCGCATTCTTGAGCTGGAAGTCGGTTTCACCAAGCTGGTCAGCATCATCATGATCGGCCAGCCCGAGCTGGACGTGAAACTCAGCGAGCGCAACGCCGATGTGCGTGAGGTCGTACAGCGCTGCGAGCGCGTGACGTTGACACCTGTTGAAGGGGCTCGCCTGGAAGAGTTCCTGAAATTCCGCTTCGACCGCGCAGGCAAGGCGCTTGCGGAGGTCATTGATGCCAGCGGCATCCAGGCGATTGCTGAACGCCTGTCCCAGCCGAGCCGACGCAGTGGCCGCGATGAGACGGTTTCACTGTTGTATCCGCTGGCCATTGGCAACTTGGTCATCGCTGCGATGAATCTGGCTGCCCAGTTGGGCGTGCCAGTAATCACCGCTGATGTCGTGAAGGGGGTGTGAGATGGCCGCTCTGTATCTGGTCGATGTTCAACCTGCACAGACACCCAGCATCTTGGCGGAGGAGTTCCCGGTGAAGCTGTCGGCGTTCAACGAGTTGACCCGCGAGTTTCGCGAGGTGGGGGTTGTGATCAAGCACCTGGTGCTGGCTGACAACAAGATATTCATCGAGCCATCCAGTGTCGATCTGTTCTCGCGGCGGTTTGGGCATGAGTTGCGAGGCATTCGTTACTCGCCTGCGGGGCGGTTCACCTGCAACACAGTAACCGTGCGGGGCGTTGATATCGCCTGGTACACCTTGGTGAAGGAGCAGGACCAATGAATCAGCCTCTCGCAAACGCAATCGCGGCCATGGGTGACGCCGTCAACCATGAGCAACCCACCATGTTCTGGGGGGAAGCCATGAAGCATGTCCGCGTGCTGCTGGAGCATCTCCAGACGCCGCTTGGTGCTTCAGCAGCCCTCACATCTACCCGGATCTCTATCGCTGAAGGTCGACCGCTAGAGGCAGTGCAGCATCTGGACCAGGTGTTGCTGCACCTGCAGGCACAGTCCAGCGAGCATGTCATTCACCTTGCTGACTTGCTGGTTGCCTTCGAGTCTGCGCTATCGGTCAAGCCATTCCTGTGGCTGGAGATTGGCTACAACCGCGTCTCTGGCTGGATGGTCACGGTGTATGACAAGGCTGCTGGGACTGAGCGCGTCATCGTCCAGGTGCAAAGCTACCAGAGTGCTGGCGATGCAAGTATTGAGGCTGCGCAACAGCTTCTGGCACATATAAAGGAAGAGTCTCATGACTGATTTCACCATTCCTGCGGGCTTCGTTCGCAACGCCATTGGCCACCTGGTCCCGATTGACCAGGTGCGCGAACACGACAAGCTACGTGATTGTGTCGCCCGTGATCTCGGCGCTGAGGCTGAGCAACTCAGCGCAGCTTTGGCTCGCTTCAAGAAAAAAGCATTGGCCGATGTTGCCGATCTGGTCGCCGTTTCCTCAGAACGCTACGGCGTAACGCTTGGCGGTCAGAAGGGCAACGTCTCCATCACCACCTACGACGGCGAGTTCAAGATCGAGCGGGCCTATGCCGACCGGGTTGTCTTTACCGAGGAAATCCTCGCCGCCAAAGAGCTGATCAACCAATGCATCAGTGCCTGGTCCGAGGGCGCCAACAGCCACTTGCGGGTGCTGGTTGACCGCGCATTCAGGGCCAACCGCCAGGGGCAACTGATGGTCAAGGACGTGCTCAGTTTGTTGCGCGTAGAGATCGACGATCCCGACTGGAAAAGAGCCATGCAAGCGCTGAAAGACTCTATCCAGGTCAACGGCACTGCCGTCTACATCCGGGTCTATAAGCGCCAGGGCAATACCGATCAGTACTTGCCTATCAACCTGACTTTGGCGGGGGTGTGAGATGGACCAGGACCGTATTCTCGACAAGATCAAGAAGTGCTTGGAGATGGCCAAGGGCAAGGGTTCCAACCCCAATGAAGCGGAGATCGCCCTGCGACACGCTCATAAGTTGATGGAGGCCTACAACCTGGAGATGGGAGACGTGCTCGCCAGCATGGCCGGGGAGGCAAAGGTGGCGGCAGGTTCAGAAAGCGACCCACCAGCCTGGCGGGTGCGATTAGCTCACGTCTGCGCTGAGGCATTTGGCGCTCACTTCATTATTAGTACGCCCTGGTTTGAAAGCGCATCGTTCATCTTCATCGGCTGTGGAGCGGTGCCCGAGTTGGCAGGCTATGCATACCAGGTACTGGAGCGCCAGTTGCAGAAGGGGCGCCGTGATTTTCTCGCTACACAGAAGCGCTGTAAACGCGCCACCAAGGTAGCCCGTGGCGATGCATTCGCCCATGGCTGGATCGACGCAGTGTCAGCCAAGGTGGAGCAGTTCGCCGGGGTCGAGGACTGCATCGCTGAGGCGATCCAGGCCTACATGACCAAGAAGTATCCGAACCTCGGCCAGGCCAAGATGAAACGCCGCAAACTCAAGGCCCGAGACGAAGTGGCCGGAGACGCCGGATACCAGGCGGGCCGGTCGGCTCAACTGCACCACGCGGTGAGTCATCGACCATTGGCACGTTTGACGGTGGGTGGCTGACATGAGCGTAAAAGAGAGCTATGACACCCTCGTTGTGGAGGGCATGGGCAACGATATTCCACGAGAGATTGGCGGGCTTCGCGTTGCGGCATGGTCGACGGGGAATGCTATCGATGACAGGAGTGAACTGGAAGACTTCATTCGTGAACTGTCCTACGGTGATGTCGAAGATCCACAACAGGCCGCCATTGACCTGATGGAGCGCGGGGGATGGGCATGAACGCCGCGCCTTCCAACCCGGACCGCCTGCGATTAATCAAGCTGATCCATGTTGCACGGCGCGAGATGCGCATGGATGACGAGACCTATCGGCTGATGTTGTCTGGAATGACCGGATTGGACGGCGCGACATCGACCGCCGACTTGAGTGTTCCAAACCTGCAGAGGGTTTTGGAACAGCTCAAGCAGCGGGGCTTTAAGCCACGTCCAAACAAGGCAGGAACGCGGCCACGGGCCAATGATGAGCAGTCCAGGAAGATCCGGTCGCTATGGCTGGAGCTGCACGACCTGGGTGCGGTTCGCGATCCGTCCGAGGAGGCTCTGGCCAACTTCGTGAAAAGCATGACCAAGGTGTCTGCACTGCAGTGGCTCAACGTCGCCCAGGCGAGCCGGGTGATCGAGAACCTGAAGCAATGGCAGCATCGAGTGACGAATAAGGGGGGCATATGAAAGAGCCGAGCAGTACGGCGGGCGAGCTTCTCCAAACACTTGCCGACCATGTAGCGCAGTCTGCAAAAGAGACGCTGAACATCAGCCCTGAACTTGCCGAAGCACACGGCAATGAGGTGGCTATGCAGATGGCGGCGATCTGGGGTGGCCAACAGCTGTACATGCCCAAAGGCATCCACGTACAAGCGTCGAAGCTGCATCAGCAGATTTTTGAGGAGTGGACAGGCCGTAACCATCGAGAGATCGCCAGGAAACACAATCTCTCACTGGCGTTTGTCTACAAGGTCGTTAAGCGGATGCGGTTGGCAGTGGTCGCCCGCGATCAGGGATCACCGACTGCCCATAGAGAGGCTGAGACTGCCAAGGCACACAGGGGATAGG